CTGCTTTGTCCGTCCCCCTAACTTGCCAAAAAAAGCCCAAGCCCAAGACAAGTATATTCTGTTATACAATGCGAAATTTGTTGTAATTTAGATAATCGTCTCACTTTATGCGCTTGCGTGGTATTTTGCTGCGCAAGCGTTTTTTGTTTGCCCAGCTTTGGGTCAAGCTGTCCCAAGGTGCGGGGCGGCTCCCCTGGGTGTCGCTCCCCGCCACCCTCCATATCGTTTCCCGGCAACCCAAAGAGGGCAAGGATGACAGCAACAGCGTCAAAAACCAGCGGGACTTGCTCAACGAATACTACGAGCGGCACAGCGACGAGTTTGAAAGCGAGGACGAGTACGTTGATGACGGGCACACCGGGACGGACGCCAACCGCGAAAACTTCCAGCGGCTTCTGGCCGACGTAATGAGCGGCAAAATCAACTGCGTAATCGTGAAAGACCTCTCCCGCTTCGCCCGGAATTACAGCGACGCGGGGAGCTTGATTGAAAATCTGTTCGTTCAGATGAATGTCCGCTTTATCAGCCTTGCCGAAAATGTGGACAGCTATAAAGACCCGGACAGCGTTTCCAATATCATTGTCCCGATCACCAACGTCATGAACGACAACTATTGCTTTCAGACCTCAAAGAAGATCCGGCAGGTGTTTGACTACAAGCGGCGCAACGGCCAGTACATCGGCTCCTTTGCCCCCTATGGCTATGTCAAGCACCCCAAGGACAAGCACCAACTGATCGTCGATCCCGACGCCGCCGAAACGGTGAAGCTGGTCTACTCCCTGCTCCTGCAAGGGACATCCAAACACGGGATCGCCCTCTATCTGAACGAACACGGCATACCCAGCCCCACGGCCTACCGCCGCATGAAGGGCCTGCCCTGCTCGTCCTCGGTGGCTGACGATCCCATGTGGGGCTCCCGGATGATCCATGAAATACTCACGAACCCCATTTACACGGGAGACTTGGTGCAGGGCCGCCGCCGGGTAAAGAGCTACAAGGTACACCAGATCGAGGCGGTGCCGGAGGAGGAGTGGGTACGGGTGTCCGATACCCACGAGGCCATCATTGAGCATGAAACCTTTGATAAGGTGCAGGGGCTCTTGAAGCGGGACACCCGCACAGCCCCAAAGAAGCGGGAGCTCCACCTGTTTAGCGGTTTCCTGCGGTGCGCCGACTGTGGCAAGGCCATTACTCGGAGCGTGAGCGGGAAACACGTCTACTACGCCTGTTCGACCTATAAAAGCCGTTCCCGGCTGGCCTGCTCCATGCACTCCATCAAGCACAACCGCTTGGAGGCCGCTGTCCTGTTCGCCATCCAGCAGCAAGTGCATTTGGCCGTTTCCTACTCGGAGCTGGTGGCCCGTATCAATTCGGCTCCAATCAAAAAAAGCCAGTCTTTCCGACTGGATGATCTGATCGCGGCCAAAGAACGGGAGCTTGCCAAAGTCACCCGCTACAAGCAATCTCTCTATCAAGACTGGAAAGACGGGGAAATTACCCAGCAGGAATACCGGGATATGAAGGCCGACTATGAGCGACAGACAATAGCCCTGTCCGATGTGCTGACCCGGCTGACCGCTGAACGGACGGAACTGGCAAACGGCGTGGACAAGGAGCATCCCGCACTGGTGGCCTTTATGAAGTATCAAAACATCGACAAGCTGACCCGAGACATCCTCGTTGAACTGGTAGACCATATCAAGGTCTACGAAAACGGCAATATCAGCGTCAAGTTTAAGTTTGCCGACGAGCTCCGCAGGATTGCGGAGTACATTGAAATCAATACCGCTGATACCCCGGCACAAGCGGTTTGATTTGCGCTACACCTCACTTGGCAGCTTGTTTTCTTAATAGGAGTCATTCATATGCTCACTCCCTTCCAACAGAGTCACGCTTCAGCCACGCCTCCAATTAAAGCAACGATTCCAGCAATGATTAGGACTGCGATTGCCATGTAGAATAATCCTATCCAGGCAAGCCCTATGATAAACAGTGGAAGAAGAACTATTACCGCGAGAACTCTTGCAATTCCCCAAGCAGCCTTGATGCCCCATATGAGCATTTTCACAGCCACCCAGACGAGTGCAACAATAAAAATGATGCTCAGCATGAGACTACTCCTTTCACTGAATCAGTTCAACATAAGGCCCCTGGCTCCGTAACCACATATTGATTCCCGTGCCAAACACCTCTGCGCTGATGATGTACGCTCCATCCTCCTCATCCAGAATCTTTGCCGTAGGCAGGCGATCCAGAATAGCGTCAACATCCGGGCCAGTATATCTGAACTGTACTTTTTGCAACTTGCCGCCGTACATGAATTGAATCCGCTTTCTGAATTCACCCTCTTCAAATCTGCTGCTGTATGGAATGTGGAATTTTTCATCTGTTATCCGCATTGACCGGATGCGGTCGATGCGATAGATGGTCGGGAAGGAATCGTTCAATACATTGAAATCTTTTTTGACCTCCTCATCATCGATGAAAGCGGTCAAATAAAAGTAGTACTCTGAAAACATAATAGCCGCTGGACGCAGTTTCCTGTGAACAACCGACTTGTCTTTCGTGCGAAAGTAGTCTATTTCGATGTATTTGCACTCATGGATCGCTGTGCCGATTTCCCACATCGTTTCGATGAACCGCATCTTATGCCTTGGCTCCACATAGTGGAATTCTTCATTCATGATAAGCTCTTTCACCAGTTTCTGATTGACCTTCGGAACGCAGCATGTGACGAGTTTATCGAGAAGCTCTACCATCTCGTCTTTGGTGAAAGCCCTGCTGTCAAGCAGGATTTTACAGAGAGCCAGAATCTCGCTGTTCTGAAGCCGCATCTGATAAATGGTTTCAAGCCTGTAGCCCTTTGCGACCCGATCATAGACGATTGTATTGATAACACCCGTTCTTTCGGAATCTTCATCCAGAAAATTGCGGATGCTGTCAATGTCACGCTGGATACTACGCTCGTTAACGCCATATCGCGCAGCTTCTTCTGACTTGTTCACAACATAGCCGTCAGTCAGTTTGGTGTATATCTGTAGAACCCGGCTGATCTGATCGCCCTTCACATCTTCTCTCATAAGCCACCTCCAATGCTATGGTTGCAGTATAGCACGCAACATAGACATATTATGTCACTCTTATTCACTTTTTTCTCCGAACGTGAAAAAATTCGATGGCGTCAAGGCATCTAACGCCCATGAGAGGGATAGGGACTGACCATGTATGGTAGGGTGACACATTACTCTTAAGTATATCATAAATACGGCGGTTTTCGCAATCCTAAAAGCAAGAAAAAGCGCCGTGCCACGAGGCCCGACGCCATTCTTAACCTTTGTTTTACACGTCCAGTTTCTCTCCACGTGGGAGAGAAACCAGAAGCAGTCTTTATGCCTCGATCTCCATCCCGCAGGTCAGGGTGAACGTGATCCGGTCCTTGGCGTGGACCGTCATGCTGTCAACCAGCGCAGCCCACTGGCCTACGTCGAATTCGGTGTAGAGCTCCGGCAGGCCATCGACGGTTTCGATGAATCGCTCCAGTTTCCTGCGCCGAACCATGATCTGGTTGATCCGGTCCGCTACCTCATCACGCCTGCGCTCGGTTTCTTCGTACCGGCTCACCAGCGCATCGTAGCGCTCCTTGTACTCGGTCTGGTTTTGAGCCACCCGTGCATTCTGGGCAATCAGGTCGTTGACCGCTTTGGCGTCGATGCCCAGCTGCTCGTCCAGAATCCGGCGCTCTTTCTCCATCGCCGTGGTGTCGCCCAGCCGATTCTTGATGGCCGTGAGCTCCGTGATGTAAAACTCCCGGTCCGTGCTCAGCTTGTTCACCAGCCGGATGAACGCGGCCTTCACCTCATCCTCGGTCATGTGCGGCGTCTTGCAGCGGGTCTTGTCTTTGAACTTGGAATTGCACTGCCAGATAACCCTGCGGTACTTGTCGTTGCTGTGCCAGACCTTTGAGCCGTACCACCCGCCGCAGCAACCGCAGCGAATCTTCCCGGAGAAGATGGTCGCTCCGCTGTGCTTGGGATCGCTGGCACGCTCTTTGAAAATGTCCTGCACCAGCTGGAACTGGTCAGGATCGATGATGGCCGGGTGGCTGTCCTCCACATAGTATTGCGGGACCGAGCCGTCATTCTTCACCGCCTTCTTTGTCAGGAAGTCCGGCGTGTAGGTTTTCTGGAGCAGAGCGCAGCCTTTGTACTTTTCGTTTTTCAGGATGCTGCGCACCGTGCCTTCGTACCACTTCTCCTGACCACCCGGCGTCGGAGCGCCTTCCTCCGTCAGCCGCTTGGCGATCGCCTTCGGTGAAAGGCCCGCGATGAACAGGCCGTAGATGCGCTCGACCACCTTAGCCTGATCCTTGTTAATCACCATCGTCCCATCCTCGCCTTTCTCGTAGCCGAGGAACCTGCCGTAGCAAAGGGAGAACTTCCCGTCCGAGAACTTCTTCCGCTGGCCCCATTTCACGTTCTCCGAAATGCTCCGGCTTTCTTCCTGCGAAAGGCTGCTTAAAATGGTCAGGAGCATTTCGCCTTTGGAGTCGAAGGTCCAGATTGACTCCTTTTCAAAATAGACCTCGGTGCCGTGCTCCTTCAGCTTCCGGATGGTTGTGAGGGAATCGACCGTGTTCCGCGCAAACCGGCTCACCGACTTTGTCAGGATCAAGTCGATGTCCCCGGCCAGCGCAGCCTCGACCATCGCATTGAAGCCTTCACGCTTGGCCATGCAGGTGCCCGTTACGCCTTCGTCGCTGTAGATTCCGGCAAACTCCCAATCGTCCCGGCCTCGGATGTATTTGGTGTAGTAATCCACCTGGGCCTCGTAGGAGCTCTGCTGTTCCTCATGGTCGGTGGAGACTCTGGCGTAAGCCGCCACCTTGCGTTTTGCCTTGCTGCCGATCGGAGCCGAGGTCTCCCGGTTAATCGTCGGCGGCAGGACCGTTACTGTTCTTGCCATGTACTTCCTCCCATTTTGCTCTGTTTGTCGCCAGCCGCTTGGCCTGCTTCTTCCATGAGATTTCCCGGAGCGCCTGCACCCGAGCGTAAAGCTCCGGGTCGATGATGGCCTCGTGGTCGTTCTCAATAACCTCGCCGTTGACCGTCCGCCGTCCGCTGTACCGTTCGTCGTCGAGCATCCGGGTGATGAATCGGTGTGAAACCTTCCCCCGGAAGCTGGCGTACCCAGCAGCCTCGACCTCTTTGCGGATATAGGTGATCTTCATCCCTTCCGCGTAAAGCCGGAAGACCATCCTAACCATCTCAGCTTCTTCCGGGATCACGATGTAACCGGCCTGCGTCCATGTGTAGCCGGGAAATGGCAGGTGCGCACCACGGCTGGCAATGTGGTCGGGCCGGAAAAGCATGATCGGCACTTCCTTCACCGCGCCGTCATAAAAATGGAATTCGAGCGCCTCACCCTCGGTGGTGACGATCTTGTCCACCCGCTCCGTAAAGGCTCGGTCGTCGAATTCCTCCATGCCCATCGCCTGCGCTGCGGCCTCCCGCAGCCGGTCACCCCGGATGCTGAGTGACGGGCAGAATGCCTTCTTGTGCTTGATCTTTCCAAAGCACACCCAGCTCTCCGTCAGGCCCTCGGTCCTGTTGGTCTTTGTCAGGCCCTTGGTGTAGTTGTAACCGCAGCGGCAGCAGATGATCTTGCCGGAGAAGCAGCTCGGCTTCACCATCCGATGCACGGTCGGATTGTATTCGCGGGCTTCCTGAATCTTATCCTGTACGGCCTGCCAGACCTCTCTGGAAACGATCGGCTCGTGGTTGTTCTCCACATAGTAGCGCGGCAGCTCACCCTCGTTGCGCTTGCTCTGGTGGTCGAGCGGATTCGGTGTGAAATACTTCTGCAGGATCACATCGCCCTTGTAGACCTCGTTCTGAAGCATGTAGGTGATGCCGACGTTGCTCATCCCCGGAAAGCCGTTCTCGTTGACCCATTTCTGAATCCGTCTGATTGGCACGTCATTCAGGAAATCGTCGAAGATGCGCCGGACCACAACGGCCTCGTCCTCCTGCACGATGAAGGTTTCACCGTTCCAGCGGTAACCGAAGGCCGCCGTGTGCCACTGTTCGCCGCGCTCGTATTTCTTCTGTATAGCCCATTTGATATTGGAGGAGATCGACTTGCTTTCTTCCTCCGCAAATCCCGCGAGGATGGAAAGCATGAGCTCTCCGTCAGCTGTGAGGGAGTCGATGTTTTCTTTCTCGAAGCGGACGCTGATCCCCAGCTCCTTCAGGTGCCGGACGATCTCCAACAGGTCGACCGTGTTGCGGGCAAAGCGGCTGATCGACTTCGTGAGCACGATGTCCACCCGGCCAGCCTCGCAGTCCGCGATCAAGCGCTGGAGCTCTGCGCGTTTTGCAGTTCCGGTGCCGGAGATGAAGCTGTCGGCGTAAACCCCGACATACTCCCATTCCGGATTGCTTTGAATCAGCTCGCTGTAGTAGCTGACCTGGGCTGAAAGGGAATGTGCCAGTTTCTCCGATTCGAGTGAAACGCGGGCATAAGCGGCGACCTTTTTCCGCTTCCTGAAGGTTGGCTTTGAGGCCTCAATCTTGCTGATTTTCAATGGTTCTCGCCTCCTTTCCAGCACCATTCATCACTCTAAACGGCCCACATAGCAAGTCATTTCTGGCCAGAAGTGTACCTGTTTTCGGAGAAAGTCTCTGGGCATATTCTGTACATAACTGACAATACTCATCCTCGAATATCAGCCCGTCACGGAGCATCTGTTTCAGGAAGTACATGAGGCCCTGGTATCGTCTTTCATTCTCAAACTCGGCCTCTGTCATTCGCATGCCGCACCTCCGAAACGATCCTGAATGTAACACTCGTGTGAGCAGTACTTTCGATTCCGGTTTCCGTAGGCAAAGAAAATGCTCCCGCAGGTTGGGCAGGTATATTCGTACATGGCCTTGCGCTTCACCTGAGCGAGGTGGCTGTTCCAGAAGCGATTTCTGCAAGTGTCATCACAGAACTTCTTTACCTTGCGGCCCGGTGTCTGGACGACCGGTTTCCCGCAATGCAGGCAAGGCTTCACCTCCGCCGTGTCCGGGATGGTGATATCGGGCATCTGATCGGCAGGGCCGGTCAGGTTGTTTCTGCGGCAGAAGCTCTTCACCGTGTTCCGGGACAGCTTCAGCTCATCTGCAATATCGTTCATGCTTCTACCGGCTTTCCGCAGGCGAGCGATCTCATTTTTCTCATTGATCGTCATAGGGTGAACTCCTTTCCATCGTTTGTTTGTTCACCCTCCTACGCCCAGAACTCGGGCCGTTTTACAGTGCCTCCGATCACTTTTTTTCCCCAGAACGCAGAAAAGGCCCGTGAGCACCTCCGAAGAGATACCCACGGGCCATTGTTGAATCATTCTGTCAGCAGCGCTTTCCAAGTATCAGAGCCGATGATCCCATCGGCAGACAGTTTATGCTGGTCCTGAAAGCTCTTCACGGATTTCTCCGTTGTCGGGCCGAAATCACCGTCAGCAATTTCTCGGCCACCAGAGAAGGAGCCCCCGCAGGCATAACCCTTGGAGATCAGCAGCGTCTGCGCATTCTTCACCGCGCTGCCGGTATTGCCTCTTTTAAGGAGAGGTGCTTTCACATCGCAGGTTTTCAGCGCAGGCTCAGGAGCAGGTGATGTGATCGGCGCGGCAGTTGCCCCATCCGCATCACTGTAGAGCGGATGCCCGTACCCGGCGATATAGCTGCTGGACCGATTGTAGGTGTTCTTCTTTACCTGATCGGAGCTGTTGCCCTCCACCGTCACGATGGAAGAAGCGTTCACCTCTACCACAATACCGGTGTGGCCGATCTCGCCTCCGGTCTGGAAGAATACCTGATCTCCGACTTGCGGGTTCTTGTCGTAGCGACCTTTCTGCCGATAGTACTGCGCTGAGTAGATGCAGCCAGCTCCAAGATCACCCGTTTGGCACTGGATGCGCTGGCCTTCGACGGCACCATAGGCTTTGAAGAAGCACCAGTCTACAAAGACATCACACCAAGCGTAGCCATTCTTATTGCCGTTGTAGTAGCCAGCGGCAGCCAGGTCGCGTGCGTATTTGGTCCAGTTGCCTGATCCCGCGTTGGCAGTTTTGTCGTCGAGAGAGGCATTGGATGCCTTCTCCCGATAACCGACCTCCGCCAGCGCAATGGAAACAATGTCACTCGCTTTACTCATGATCGCCACCGTCCTTTTCTGCTCGGTCATGGAGCTGTTCCAATACAGCCTTCAGTTTCTCCGGGATTGGCAGGCCCAGGTGCGCGGCGTTCTCCACAAGGCTGACTCCCTCGTTGGAGATGTAGAAAAAGATCACCGCCGTGCGCAGCACACTGCCGGAACCGATCACCTGCGTATCGAGGATGTGACCGATTCCGACCAGCAGGAAGATGAGCACCTTTTTGAAAATGCCCTTAAATCCGATCTCGCTGGAAAGGTTGTGGTCACTCACGGCACAAGCTACGCCTGTCACGTAATCTACTATCACGAAGGCGACCAGCGCATACAGCAGGCCATCACAGCCGCCGAGGAACCAGCCAAGCCAGCCACCGACAGCCGTGAAGATAAGTTGAATTGAATTCCAGAACTCTTTCATAATTCTCAAGTCCTCCTCTTTGAATAATTAAAGCGCCAGCCCGGAGGCTGACGCTTGTTTACGGTTATGCGTTTGGATCGGGTACATCCACGACCATGTAGTTCACAGCAAGAGCCTGATACGGCTGGCCGCCTGTCTGCGGGAATGGATTGTAGCTATAAACATCGGAGCCAAAGCCGATACACAGGTCAGATGCCCACGGCGTGGTGAGCGCCTCGTCCTCCTGAATCTCGCCTTCATTGGCAACGATATAGAAGATGTTGTTGCCGGAGCAGTTCTCCCAGAAATACTGGTGCGGATAGAATTCCCGGTACATCGTGTACTCGGACGGGATTCTCACACCCTGACTGACTCCCGGAGCCGGATCAGTGAACTGGTAGATATACTTTTCCCTGTTCACCCACGGCGTGATGTCCATCAGGGCAAAGCGGACGCTGCCGGAACCGCTGTAGTTGCAGTTTCCGGCGCAGAGCACGATGTTCAGGGACATATTGCCGAATACGCTGCTCTTCTTGGAATTGATGCGCTGCAGCATCTTGTTCGGGATGTTCATGACCGTTCGGATGCTTGCCAGCGACTCTTCAAAGGTGGTCGGGAGAAGCTGGATCGCTTTGACCGTAGGTACTGCCTTCTTCTTTACGGTAATAGCGAAGGAGGTCGTCGCGGAGCTTGCCGCACTCGGCGCGTAGGTGACATTGACCGTATCGGTGCCGTATACAGCCGGAGTGCCCGGAGCAGGATCATAGGTGCAGGCGTCTGTGATGATTCTGGAGCTGCCATCCTCGAAGTAGGCCGTGATGACCAGACCGCCATAATCATACGGATCTTCCTCGGAGAATTCCGTATCCGTAGGCATGGAGGTCACTTCAATGTAGTCAAGCACAAGCACGTTCAAGTCGAAGCTGGCGTCCTTCGTGACATCGTTGTGCGTATAGGAGACCGTGACCGGAATGGTACCATCGGTGTCGGAAACGGTGCCCTCCGCAGGAACGATGCTGCAGAGCTCCGTCACTTCTTCGCTGGTTTCATTGTTGTAGTAGGCCGTCACGATCAGGCCGTCATAGTCGTAAGCCTCACCGAGCACATAGTCGGTCTTGCTGGGCGGCAGGGTGATTTCGATGTACTCCAGCGTCTTTTCCTCAACGGTAATGCTGAAGCCGTCCCGGTACTGATTGCCGTCCTCGTCGGTATAGGTCGCCACACAGGGAATCTCGCCGACTGTCTCCAGAAGCGAATAATCCTCCGGTGAAAAAGTGCAGAGGCCGGTGATGTCCTCTGTGCTGCCGTCCTGATACAGCGCCATAACCACGATTCCGGTGTAGTCCATATAGGTGTCCTCAATGTAATCCCGCGTCTCCGGCAGGGTGGCGATGTAGATATACCGGAGCTTCTTTTCCAGCTCGGCAGCCAGTCCCTGTCCCATGAGATAGCCACGGGCTTCACCAGCGCGGATGTCCATCTTGGCCTTGTCCATCCTGATCCAGACCTGGAAATCGCCGTCCAACGTATCTTCCGACACATCCCAGAAATACTGCAGGTGGAGTAAGTGCGTTCCAGCTGTCTCATTGTCGACCGGATGGTACTCCGTGACTTCTTCGCCGTTGATGTAGTAGGTAACCGTGATAACTGCTTCTTCCGGGATTTCCACCACAGGCGTTGGATCGTCGTCTTCGGACGGTTCCTCCGGATCATCGCCTTCACCGCCACTTTCACCACCGGACTCTTCACCGCCACCTTCACCGCTTTCGCCTCCGGATTCCTCGCCAGAGTTGGCTTCCGGCTCCTCCGGGTCAGGATCGGGATCAGGGTCCGGGTCGGGCTGCGGATCAGGATCAGGTTGTGGGTCGGGCTCCGGTTCCGGCTCTGGCTCCGGTTCCGGCTTTGGTGTCAGCGTGATCTGGTGCATGATTTCTCCGTGAAAGACAACGGAGGCACCTTCACGCGCTGTATAATCCAGATCGACGACCATGCGGCCACGACCATCTTCGACCAGAACATCCGTCACGCTGACGAAGAAATAGAACTGGATCGCCGTCTCACTGATGGTAGAAAGCAGGCCGGAGATGTCCTTGTCGGATTTCGACTTCGCGCTGGCATAAGCCGGGTCTTCACCAGCTCCCTGCATCTCGTATTTATCATTGAAGTTGAACACGTACTTGGTGATGCAGGAAAGGCTCCCGTCCGCAAGACCATCCGTGAAGCGGAGACAGTCGCCAAGATCGTAAGCCGGGTTTCCGATGGCCGTCACCCGGAAGGGCACATAGTTGATTGCCAGCAGCGCTTCCAGAACAGCCCTGCGCCGAGCGGGAGCGTCACCGCCGCCGCGCTGCAGAAACGGATTCGAGCCGAGGTTATATGTCAGGCCATCATCCGGCGTCACATTGATATACATGGTTTTCTGCAGCGTCAGGTCGACGCAGGAGAGCCCGGTGTATCTCGTCGTATAGTCGGAAAAAGATGCGCCGGAGAACCGGTGCTCCGTGTCCAGCGTGTCCACCGGCACCTGCGTGTATTTTCGGAAGACCAGAGCACCAGCGCGATCGATGGTAGCAAAGCAGCCCATCGCCTGCGAAAGCCACGACAGGAAATCCCGCCAGGTATCGATATTGTCGGTGGTGTACACGGACAGCGTCTCCGTCCCATTTGGCAGGGCTTCCACCTGCGCCCGCGTCATGCCCAGCGTGACACCGCAGTGATTGCAGGCATTGGCCAGCAGGTCGTAAGGCTCACCCTTGGCATTGCCGCCTCCGTAGTTCCGGTCAAACTTTGCCATGTGATCGTAGGCTTTGACCACGATGCCGGATGCCGTCCACTCGGCCTCAGCCACGGTGAACACACCCAGCGGGACATCCTCGAAGGTGCCGTCCGCCAGCTTCAGGCCAAGGAGCGGCGTGATCTCCAGCGCCTGCCACTGATACCGGGTGATGCCCATATTCATGAATGTGGCGTTCAGCTCACCGATATAGACCTGCCCGATCTCCACGGCATCAGCGCCGCTGCACTGATTCGTGATAGAAAAAGAGCCCTTCAGGATATTAGCTTCCGTGAAGGGCTTGTTCCCGGCGGTACCGGTCAGGCGGAAGGTCTGTACTTTGCCGTGCATGGCCTCCCGGTATTCATTGCTTACTGCATACATAGCTGCCTCCTCAGATGGCGGCCAGCGCCTGCTCCAAATCTGACGTCAGGGTTACCGCGCCTCCGGTGGTGTACCCGGCAGGAACTGCCACGCTGCTCTGGGAGAGCGGATTGAAGGTTGCGGCAAAAGCGCCGTTGACCGGGATGGTACCAGCTACGGTCTGGCCGGTGGAGTCGATGATGACCTTGTTTGCCAGCACATCGGCAGCAGTCGCCGTGACGCTGGTCACATCCTGATACGCCTCCGGGATCGCGGCCACGGTGACGCTGGAAAGACCGTACTTGCCTTCATCCGGCGTGACGCTCTGCTCATTCTTGGTCGGCGTCACCGACTTGGCCTGCAGCTGGTAGTTGCCGCCACCGGACACACCTGTTACAGTGCCGGACCCGTTGTGATAGCCCTGCGGAATGGTGTACGTCTGGCCTTCCTGTATTTCTACATCCACAGCGCCACGATTCTGGAGGCTGGAAATCGCCAAGGCCAGATCATCGAGATTGTCACCGGCCTGCGCCTGTCCCCATTCAATCAGGGTGTTCCGGATCGTATTCCGGTCAGTCTGTATCCTGCTGATTTCTGTTGCGATGCTCATGATAAATCCTCCTTACTCAGAGCCACTTGCGGGTGCGGTCATACATATAGGTGAAAAGGCCGCTGGCTCCAATGTTGTCTTTGGCAACGATGATGTAGCCGTCCTCGGGTGCTGTAAAATCCGCGCTTGCGTATGGCGATGGGTTATTGATATTTTTGATCGTTGTCCCGGCCACAGTTCCTGTTGCCTGCGTCACGTCCTGTGTGGTGAACATGGAACGGAAACGCGTGCCGACTGTCCCGCCGAGGCTGAAAAAATAGGAGTCTCCGGCCTCGACGCGGTAAATATCGACGTATGTCTGGGTGGGATTTTCGTAGTGCCATGTCCCGTTCTGAACATAGCCGGAATTGTAATCATAGACATCGGGCTCCATCTTGCCTGCACGGACTCCGTTGGTTACCGCACCGGAGCCGTTGTGGTAGCCCTGCGGAACGGTATAGGTTTCGCCTTCATTCAGCTCAACGGCCACGGCTCCTCGGTTGGCAACGGCAGCAATGGCGTCGGCCAGATCATCCAGATTATCGGTGGCCTGCGCCAATCCCCATGCCAGAAGCGTATTCCGGATGGCGTTGCGGTCAGTTTCAATTCTTGTGACTTCGGATGATACGCTCATAGCCGCCTCCTCATATGGTGTGCAGCAACACTTCTATGTTGCCGATCTCTACCTGCACAGCTGCCGAGGTGACCGGACGGGTATCACCGGCAGCTACGACTTCTGCAGTATCCACGGAAACCGTCATGGTTGCCGGATCATATTTCAGGCCGGACCCGAAGTGATACTGTGGACCATAGATCTGTGTGGTATCCGCAAATTCAGTATCCAGCTCCGGATTACCCTCCATCACGGCATCGAGCTCCGGGTCCTGCTCAAAAGTCGCATAAAAAGTCATGGCTCGATTTCTCCGTCCTTCAGGATTGCCCCAACATCGACAGTCATGATGTTGCTGGCACCCGCTGTTCCGTCCGGGAAAACATAGCGGATTTGCATGTCGACCTGCTGAGTGGATTTGAGCTTCAGAGTATCTTTCTGCGTAAGCCGAGTGACGACCGCGTCTTCCGTAACCGTTACGGATTCTCCGCTCTTCTCAAAAACGACTCGCCCAAGCTGCGAATACGTCACGAAGACCGTCGAGCCGGTCAGGTCGATATTTGTTTTGAAAGTATTGATTGGAGTGGTTCCTCGCTTCACGCTGTCCACCTCCTTCGCTTAAAACTCCTCCAAGGTAAAAGAAACCGTCCACAGCCCATCCGTGCCGCGATTCCGCTCGGAGTTTTGAGCGGGTACAGCCTTAAAAGAGCGCAGGCGCATGGAACGATTCTTATAAGCATGTGTTTCTATGTCATACAGGCTGACGGTGATGGAATCCTGCTTGCTGTAGGTTTTGAATTTCCCAGCCCATGTAGAACTGCATTGGAAGGAAGCGGAGACGGACAGCTTGTCATATCGGGTGACGATGATCTGATCCGTCCCGGCCTCCGTTTCATTCACGCTTTCCACTACAACGGATTCCTCCTCCCATGAGGTGGGAGTGAAGATGTTCTCGCCGTCAAACCTGATCGGATAATCTTTCAGCATTTATCTCCCTCCCGACCGGTAACTGGCAGCCTTGTTTGCTTTCACAACGATCTCCTCGATGCGCTCGGAACCGATGTACACCGGGATAACGGTGTCTCCGGCAGCCTCACCTTTCAGGCCAGAAATGCTTTCCTGAATTGCGGAAATCATCTCTGCAATCCCTGCGCCACCGGAAATTGCGCTAACCCCGGTAGCACCCTGAATGGTAGGGCTCAGCACCATGTCACCGGCTACGTCGTTCATGGCATCCTTGATCATGCCACGGCTCTTCTGGATGCCTTTGGCAAGGCCGCCGATGAAGTCCGGCATCCAGCTCTCATAATCCGTAAGCGGCCCTTCATCCGGTACGGAGAAATGGAGCACCGAGCGGATGGCGTCCGCCACACTGGTGACGGCATTGGACACCGCGCTGATGCAGTTCCTAATACCGTTGACGATCCCCATGATCAGATCACGGCCCCAACCGAAAGCCTGAGAGATCAGGTTCCGGATGAAGTTGACCACGTTGTTGAAGCCCTGCCGCACCGCGTTCAGCACATTCGTCATGGCGTTGCGGATGGAATTCACAATGTTATTGAAGATCTGGGAGACCGAGTTTCGGATGTTGTTCAGCACGGTGGTGACCGTGGATTTCACATTATTCCAGATCGTGGAGAAGGTCGTTTTCACTGCGTTCAGCGCCGTAGTGACGACGGTCTTTATGGCATTCAGGACATTCGTGATCACACCCTTGATCGCGTTCCAGATGCTGGTCACCGTATTTTTTATGGCGTTCAGCGCTGTGGATACCACACCGCTGATGGCATTCCAGATGGTCTGGAAGAGGCTGTGGATGGCTTGCAGGATCGGCGTGAGAAACTCAACTATCGCATTCCAAACGGTAGTGATTTTCTCGCTGATCCAATCCAGCGCCATGCCGATCAGGATTTGGATCGCCTGCCATATGGTCTCGAACAGATAGCGGAAAGCCTCCAGCAAGGGAGCGATTGTATCGTAGATGCTCTGCCAGACACCAGTGATCTTGTCCCAAATGCCCTGCACAATGCCGCTGATGGTATCCTTGATTGCCGTCCAGACCGTACTGACCGTCGTGCTGATTGCATTCCATACACCGGCGAAGAAATCCCGGATGCCGGTGAAGACAGTCTCGCAGGTGGATTTGATT